TTTCATATTAAGTAAACTATTTTATAAACCATTGAAAAGATTGAATAATTATGTTGATAAATGTGTATGGAAACTTGATAAATCCAGATAATATTGATAGTTTATCATTTGTGTTTAGCAAAGATAAGGTCAAAAAGACAAAACTTGAAGGGATTGGCGTGGTAATTGAGGGTAAAACCCCCGATGAAGTGGCAGAATGTATCAATAAGCAATTAAGGCCAAAAGCATAAAGTAAACCCCTCAAACATAGAATAAACCATGATGGAAGAGATAAGCCAAGAGCAAATAGATAGGTTGCCATATAGTTTATTAGCAATCCCATTGGTAGAAAATCCAATAGTATCATGGGCGGCAGATCAAGACTTCACAAGTTGGGATATAAACCATGAATGACCCTGTTTTCCCAATGAGTGTAGAACAAATAAAGAATTCATTACGCCCTATGTTCATAGATTTTGCGCCTGCAAAAATAGAACGTGACGTAGAGCTTTGGATTAAAACCCGCTCCGAGCATGAAAAGGCAAAATATCGCCAAGCAGTGCGAGAGTTAAGAAAAGAACCAACGCTTAAATATTACAAAATGCTAACCATAGATCAACCCCCACAGTAGCAGCATGACAAAGAAAGTATTACATAGGCCTATCATGGGAAGGCCTACGAAGTATGATGCAAAGAATAATAGTAAGATAATAGAGCTAATGAGCGAGGGAGCTAGCTTAAAAGAAGTGGCAGTTCTATTAGATATATCAAGAGAAACATTATATGAGTGGTGTAATTCAATCCTAACCATTAGAGCAGTAGCATGAAGAAAGTAGGCGCACCAAGTACATATACTAAAGCACTAGGTGATAAGATATGTGAGTATATAGTGGAAGGTAAGAGTCTAAGAGAGATTCAGCGTATAGAAGACATGCCAGCAATGACAACGATGATAAATTGCCATGACTAAGAAAAAAACCACACCACATTTGAAAAGAGGCCGCCCTACTAAGTATAACGCATTGGTATGTGATGCAATACATGGAAGGCTATCACAAGGCAGAAGCTTGCATAGTATTTGCCAAGATGATGATATGCCACATGAAGCAACAGTATTTGAGTGGATAGCTAAATACCCAGAATTTGCCGAGAAATATGCGCACGGGAAGCGCAATCAGATGGATTATTATGCTGAAGAGGTCACATACCTTGCGGACGGCGTAGATGCTAGTGCAGACGCTATCCAGAAGGCTAAATTGCAGATAGAAACGCGTAAGTGGCTAATGGGCAAATTAAAGCCCAAGAAGTATGGTGACTCAAGTAAGACCATCCATGTGGGCGGTGACGTTGATGACAACCCTGTACGCTTTGCAAAGGCTGAAACGGCGCTATCTAAGTTAACTAAAGACCAACTACTAATGCTTAATGAAGCGTTCGAGAGCGATAACGACTAGGCAACACACCATAGAGTTGTAGTTAGTCTTAATGAAGTGCTCCCCTCTCACCGTAGACTACTTAACTAATTGTCACGATAATATAGAAAAGGTGTTATTTCCACACCATAGAGTAGATTAGGCCGCTCATAAGGCTTGGATATTAATTACAATCGTTCATTAGTTAGCCCATTATCCCAAGTGTATATCATTACGCTGTTACAAACGGGATGCTAATTGTAACGACTATGTATAATAATGGAGGGTAAAAGCTCCAAATATGCCAAGTGCTCACCACTGAGATAAACCTTGAGCCTTCCGATTTGTAACATTAGGATTTTGTTACACATACAGTTGTTATTATTTAGTTACAATTTGCGCTGCCAGTTCCGATACGGATGGTCAGGCTTTGTTCAGGTTGGGATTATATATAAGGAGGGATGGACAAGACCCCACACACACTTTTTTGAGGTGACGGAAAATTGGCCTAATACACCCCCGCATTATAAACTAAATTCCAAATCCAACGCGCAACTATTAATCACCTACTAAGATGACCTTTTCATCTTTTTTATTCTTTGCCTAAGCACCTAATGTGGTTTAACTCCCGACAAAAAATTCTAAATCTGACCTTAACCAATAATTGAATAATATGAAGACAAAACTTGAGAAGGTAAAAGAGGATATTGATCCAGATTCTTATTTGGCAGAGTTTGCTGAGAAGAAGAAGGAAGAGATTGACGTAGCCTTAGAGAAACTGAGACCAAAGATTGGTGAGTTTTTCTATGGAGAGCTAAAGAATATGAAGATTGAGCCATACTCGATGTATATATGTGTAAGGCAAGTTTTGATAAAGTTATCGAAATGAAGGAATTAAAAGGACTGACGAAGAAGGAGGCGCATCTTCTAACGGAGAGGTCTTTATGTGAGATGTCTCTTTCGTATTTCGTAAAGAAGGCATGGCCTTACTTTGATCCTCAGCCATTTCAGGAATCCTGGCATATCGACTCCATAGCTGAGCATTTAGAGTGTGTGAGTCGTGGTGAAATTAAAAGACTTCTAATAAATATCCCGCCTGGTATGAGTAAATCCAGCTTGGTATCGGTATGTTGGCCGGCATGGACCTGGGCCCAAAAAGAGATAGATCACCTCTCTGGGCCGCAAGTTCAGTTTATGTTTTCCTCCTACGCCCAGAATCTTTCGGAAAGGGATTCGGTGAAGATGAGAAGACTTATCGAAAGCCCTTGGTATCAGAAGTTGTGGGGAGATCGCTTTAAACTTGTTGGCGACCAGAATACTAAGAGAAAGTATGAAAACGACAAAAACGGTTACCGATTAGCTACATCAGTAGATGGAACAGCAACCGGTGATGGTGGTAAGATTCTGGTAGTTGATGATCCCTCGAACGCTAGGGATGTAAATTCTTTAGCTGCGATAGAGAATGTCTTGTCATGGTGGACTGAAACAATGTCTACTCGTTTAAGAGATCCGAAAAACGGCGCGAAAGTTGTTATTATGCAGAGACTCCATGAGAGAGATCTCTCTGGTTATATCTTGGAAAATAATGACGATGGAGAATGGGTGCATCTTTGTATTCCTATGGAGTATGAGGCAGATCGTCACTGCACCACTCCGATATGGAGTGACCCACGAACGGTAGATGGCGAACTTTTATGTCCAGCTCGTTACAGTGAAAAAGAACTAACTGACTTGAAAAGATCGTTAGGAACTTATGCTTGTACTCCTTATGAGTCGCCTATCTTACTGTCCGATCTTACTATGAAGCCTATTGGCGAGATTAACGTTGGTGATGAGATTATAGGCTTCGAGTCTTTAGGTTCTGAAAAATATAGAAAGCGCTCTTTAGTAAAGGCTAAAATAATAAATAAATTCTCTTCTGTTAAGCCTATAGTCAAGATGACACTTGATAGTGGTAGGGTTATAAGATGTACAGCCGACCATAAATGGTTTAGAAGAAAAAGAGAGGCGCGTAGACCTGAATATCTTCCTGCTATAGTTGGCACTAAATTAGCTCGTATATGTCCTCCAGAGCTTCCTATTCTTACTTATGAAGAGCAAAGAAGAGCGGGTTGGTTGTCAGGATTCTTTGATGGCGAGGGAAGTGTAACTTTAAGTAAGAAGGGTGATGGATTTAGAGCGTCATCTACTATATGTTTTTATCAGGGTGCTGGTAGGAATCTGCCTTTATGCGAGCGTTTAGAAGCGGAGTTAGAATATTTTGGTTTTGCGTATAATAAAAGAGAATTTGTAAGAAGCGACAGGAAGCATAAAACGGAAGTTGCTAATTATTTTAATCGTGCTTATAGATTGTTAGGTAACGACCTTCCTCTTTATCAAAGATTCTTACATATCGTACAGCCTCATAAATGGGTTGATCGTATATTGGCCGGATGCTTAAGTACAAAATTTGTAATGGGACATGAAAAGGTTGTTTCTATAGAGCCTGATGGCGAAGAAATGACTTACGCCCTTGAAACTACAACGGGAAATTATGTAGTATGGGGGTTAGCTTCATCGAACTCAGCGGGGCAACTACAACAACGTCCTACTCCTCGTGGTGGTGGGATTATTAAGAGAGATTCGTGGCAACTCTGGCCTCCTGAAGATTGGCCTGATGTTGAGAT